ATTTTAGGATATGCAAGATCAGACAATGCCATTAGAAATCATGTTGATAGCGAGGACAAGCTGACGCACCAATTTAGTGCATCAGGTCAAAACAGAAATATGATCATTATCAACGAATCAGGATTATACAGTCTAATCTTCGATGCTTCTAAACAAAGCAAAAACGAAAAAATCAGAGAAACCGCTCGGAAATTCAAACGATGGGTAACATCAGATGTCCTACCAGCTATTCGCAAACACGGTATATACGCAACAGACAATGTAATTGAACAAACATTAAAAGATCCAGACTACATCATTACAGTGTTGACTGAGTATAAGAAAGAAAAAGAGCAAAACTTACTTTTACAACAAGAAATTGGAGAGCTAAAACCCAAAGCAGACTATGTAGATGAAATCTTAAAGTCAACTGGAACATTAGCTACAACTCAAATCGCGGCAGACTACGGTATATCAGCACAAAAGTTAAACAAACTACTACACGAAGCTAGATTACAACGAAAAGTGAATAAACAGTGGGTGCTTTACTCAGAACACATGGGCAAGAGTTACACAGAATCAGACACTATACCAATTGTACGCTCTGACGGTAGAGAAGACACAGTTTTACAAACTAGATGGACACAAAAAGGTAGATTGAAAATACATGAAATCATGACTGAATTCGGTTATGAAGCTAACGTAACTGCTTAACAGGAGGGCGCAGCAAATGGAAGATCAAAACAAAAAAGTCATTTATTACTACTATGACGAAGCAGGTAATAGACAACTATTATCAATTGGAGATTTGAATCTCTATTTATTAAAAGATATTAAATCAAGATTTGGTTTATATAAAAAACAAATCCCTGATTTAGATAATCTGTTCGTTCAAATAGACGGTGTTGAATTTAAAGTACTATAACCCGAGCAATGCACCTCTTAAACAACATTATACACGAAAGGAGCATAAACAAATGAACACACTATACAAAACAACCTTCCTCATCACAATGGCAGTTGCGACTTGGAAGGTTTGGAAGATTGAGAAAAACACAAGATTTAAACTTAGAAATTTTGATTATCCAAAAATTAATAATGCTCAGAGCAAATCATTGTTGGATATTGCTAGTCACGATTTAAAAGATATTTAACTGTATTCAAAATTTTCATATCTTGTTGAGCTTTTAAGCTTTCGTATAAAGCTATTGAATAAATAATTTCGTAAGATACGTTTTCAGGAGCATCTTCTTTCAACTTATTTATTCTATCTCTAAAAAAGTCACTGTCACCACCGAATTCTTTTTCGGCTTGATTACTAAGTTCACCAAAGAAATTTTGAAAATCATTAAATTCCATACTTATCACCTCCTTTCACTAGGAGATAACTAAATTATACACGAAAGGAATGGTAGAAGTGCCACCACACATTCAACAAATGTTATACGAAATCCAGTTAAAAGCTGGTATACCTCAAAAATTAATGGAAATGCAAGGTTTGATAAACGATGAAACAACCAAAGAGGAGAAAAAAGAAAATGAGTGACACATATAAAAGCTATCTATTAGCAGTATTATGCTTCACAGTCTTAGCAATTGTACTCATGCCGTTTCTATACTTCACTACAGCGTGGTCAATTGCAGGATTCGCAAGTATAGGGACATTCATATTTTATAAGGAATACTTTTATGAAGAATAAAAAAACTGCTACTTGCGCCAACAAGTAACAGTGACAAACGATTAACAAAATTAATTCGTGTTCAATATAAAACGAAAAACGGAGGAAGTCAAGATGTATTACGAAATAGGCGAAATCATACGCAAAAATATTCATGTTAACGGATTCGATTTTAAGCTATCCATTTTAAAAGGTCATATGGGCATATCAATACAAATTAAAGATATGAACAACATACCAATTAAACATGCTTATGTCGTAGATGAGAACGACTTAGATATGGCATCAGACTTATTTAACCAAGCAATAGATGAATGGATTGAAGAACACACAGACGAACAGGACAGACTAATTAACTTAGTCATGAAATGGTAGGAGGTATGAAAAGTGAATGATTTACAAGAGAGAGAATTAGAAACATTCGAACAAGACGACCGATTCAAAGTAACTGATCTAGACAGTGCTAACTGGGTTTTTAAGAAACTGGATGCAATCACAACTAAAGAGAATGAAATCAACGATTTAGCAAATAAAGAAATTGAACGCATAAACGAATGGAAAGATAAAGAAGTAGAAAAATTACAGAGTGGCAAAGAATATTTACAAAGCCTTGTAATTGAATATTACAGAATACAAAAAGAACAAGATAGCAAATTCAAGTTGAATACACCTTACGGAAAAGTGACAGCCAGAAAAGGTTCAAAAGTCATTCAAGTTAGCAATGAGCAAGAAGTCATTAAACAACTTGAGCAACGAGGTTTTGACAACTATGTAAAAGTAACTAAAAAACTTAGCCAATCAGACATTAAGAAAGATTTCAATGTAACTGAAAACGGCACATTGATTGACGCAAACGGCGAAGTTTTAGAGGGTGCTAGCATTGTGGAGAAACCAACGTCATACACGGTAAAGGTGGGAGAATAGATGACTGAAAAAACTAATCAAGATGTCGATATTTTAACGCAACTAGGTGTAAAAGACATCAGCAAACAAAATGCAAACAAGTTTTATAAATTTGCGATATACGGCAAGTTCGGTGCTGGTAAAACTACGTTTTTAACAAAAGATAACAATGCCTTAGTACTAGATATAAATGAGGACGGAACAACGGTAACAGAAGATGGGGCAGTTGTGCAGATTAAGAATTATAAGCATTTTAGTGCAGTGATTAAAATGCTGCCTAAAATTATTGAACAACTAAGAGAAAACGGAAAACAAATTGATGTTGTAGTGATTGAAACAATCCAAAAGTTACGTGATATCACTATGGACGACATCATGGACGGTAAATCAAAGAAACCGACATTTAATGATTGGGGCGAGTGTGCTACACGCATTGTAAGTATTTATCGTTATATTTCTAAATTACAAGAACATTATCAATTTCATCTTGCTATAAGCGGACACGAGGGCATTAACAAAGACAAAGATGATGAGGGAAGTACTATCAATCCAACAATCACGATAGAGGCACAAGACCAAATAAAAAAAGCAGTCATCAGTCAATCTGACGTGTTAGCAAGAATGACAATAGAAGAACATGAGCAAGACGGCGAAAAAACTTATCAATATGTACTTAACGCTGAACCATCAAATTTATTCGAGACAAAGATAAGACACTCAAACAACATCAAAATTAACAACAAACGTTTCATTAATCCAAGTATTAACGATGTTGTACAAGCAATTAGAAATGGTAATTAAAAATTAATTAAAAGGACGGTATAAAAATTATGAAAATCACTGGTAGAACACAATACATTCAAGAAACTAATCAAGAGGCATTCATGAAAGGTGGGGACTTTTTAGGAGCTGGAGAATTTACAGTAAAAGTTGCAAATGTCGAGTTTAACGACAGAGGAAACAGATACTTCACGATTGTTTTTGAAAACAACGAAGGTAAACAATACAAACACAACCAATTCGTCCCACCATTCCAACAAGATTATCAAGAAAAACAATATATCGAGTTACTTAGTAGATTAGGAATTAAATTGAACTTACCAGATTTAACTTTTGACACAGATCAATTAATTAACAAAATCGGAACTATTGTACTTAAAAATAAATTTAACGAGGAACAAGGCAAGTATTTTGTAAGACTCTCATATGTAAAAGTTTGGAATAAAGACGATGAAGTAGTTAATAAACCAGAACCTAAAACTGATGAGATGAAACAAAAAGAACAGCAAGCAAATGGTAAACAGACACCTATGAGTCAACAATCAAACCCATTCGCTAATGCTAATGGTCCAATAGAAATCAATGATGATGATTTACCGTTCTAGGACGTGGTTTAAATGCAATACATTACAAGATACCAGAAAGACAATGACGGTACTTATTCCGTCGTTGCTACTGGTGTTGAACTTGAACAAAGTCACATTGACTTACTAGAAAACGGATATCCACTAAAAGCAGAAGTAGAGGTTCTGGATAATAAAAAACTATCTATAGAACAACGCAAAAAAATATTCGCAATGTGTAGAGATATAGAACTTCACTGGGGAGAACCGGTGGAATCAACTAGAAAATTATTACAAACAGAATTGGAAATTATGAAAGGTTATGAAGAAATCAGTCTGCGCGACTGTTCTATGAAAGTTGCAAGGGAGTTAATAGAACTGATTATAGCGTTTATGTTTCATCATCAAATACCTATGAGCATAGAAACAAGCAAGTTGTTAAGTGAAGATAAAGCACTATTGTATTGGGATACAATCAACCGCAACTGTGTAATTTGTGGAAAGCCTCACGCAGACCTAGCGCATTATGAAGCAGTCGGTAGAGGCATGAACAGAAATAAGATGAATCACTATGACAAACATGTATTAGCGTTATGTCGCGAACATCATAACGAGCAACATGCGATTGGCGTTAAGTCGTTTAATGATAAATACCACTTGCATGACTCGTGGATAAAAGTTGATGAGAGGCTCAATAAAATGCTGAAAGGAGAGAAAAAGGAATGAATAGACTAAGAATAATAAAAATAGCACTCCTAATCGTCATCTTGGCGGAAGAGATTAGAAGCGCTAAAAAAATTAAAAAATTTACCCCTGAGGATTCTAAAGGTTTTCCTGATATAACAAAAGATTCAATAAAAGAACCTAAATAAAAATATTATGGTTGATAAAATCCCATTGTTCTTTTGTTAACCACCCTTGTTTGTTATTGACTATTTCTGTAACAAACAGCTTATCTCCAGAATCGAGATAAGGTTTCAACTTTTCTATCATTTCTGAAGTTGATAAAGAAGAACGGAATAAAAATGAAGATTTCCAATAATTGCAATGACCATTAGAAATTTCCTTTTTTATAACATTTCTCAATTCCTCATATTTTTGTCCGGGTGAGTTTAAATCATATGTTAACATATAAGGTTTTTCCATATTTTATTCACCCCCAATCTAACGCAGTAGCGATAACAAAATTATACCAGAAAGGAGAATCAATATGACTGATCAACCAAGTTACTACTCAATAATAACAGCAAATGTCAGATACGATAACCGACTTACTGACGGTGAAAAACTACTTTTTGCAGAAATAACGTCTTTAAGTAACAAGTACGGATACTGCACAGCAAGTAATGGTTACTTTGCAACTTTATACAACGTTGTTAAAGAAACTATATCTCGTAGAATTTCAAACCTTACCAAGTTTGGTTATTTAAAAATTGAAATTATCAAAGAAGGTAATGAAGTTAAACAAAGGAAGATGTACCCCTTGACGCAATCGTCAATACCTATTGACGCAAAAATCAATACCCCTATTGATAATTCTGTCAATACCCCTATTGACGCAAATGTCAAAGAGAATAATACAAGTATTAATATTACAAGATTAAATAATACAAGTATTAATAATAATAGCGCAACTGACGTTACGCATGAGCAATTTGAGGAATGGTGGAAACTTTACGACAAGAAGAAAGATAAGAAGATGTCTTTTACTAAATTCAAATCATGCTTAAAGAAACATTCTTTTGAGCAAATCATGCAAGGTACTCGAGAATATTTAAAAACTATTACAGACAAACAATATCAAAAGTACCCTAAAACGTTCTTAACTAACGAAAGCTATATGAATGATTATAGCGAAGAGATTAAAGCAGAAGTAAATAACCAATATGTCGATGCGTTCCAGCGTGCATCGCAATCAAGTATAGAAAATTTACCGTTTTAAAGGAGTGAGAAAGTGGAGTCATTCCAGAACTTAGCAAAGAAACCAACTTTAAAAAAACAAATCATTGAACAAGCGTTTGATTTGAAATGTGAGAACTGTGGACGAAAGTATGACTATTACAAATTTGATGACGGTTCAGAATTCAAACATGGTTGTGACTGCGAAATGATAGAGTACGCCAAACAATCAACTGAAAACTATCACAAGAGAAATAGACGAAGAAAAGCAGAACGCATATTCAAACAATCGATAATGAACGAAGATCTAACGAAAGCAACGTTTGATAATTACAATCCGACTAATGAACAACTAGTCTATGCAAAAAACTTATGCGAACGTTACGCAAACAATTTCACGTTAGACAATAAACAATCGCTACTAATTCAAGGCTCATTTGGTACAGGTAAATCACACTTATCAATGAGTATTGTTAAATCAGTTAAAGCTAAAGGCTACACAGTGCTATATATGAACGTACCTCAATTGATATCAACAATTAAAAACACTTATAACAACCAAACTGCTATGACTGAACAGGAATTGGCTCAAATTATAAGTGATGTCGATTTAATGGTATTCGATGACTACGGTATCAACATGAACGAATTCGCTACTAGTAAGATGTTTGAGCTTATCGAAAGTAGAATAGGCAAACACAATATCTTTACTACCAACTTAGACGAGAAAGAAATGACAAAAAACAAAGACTTACAACGTATATTCAGCAGAATCATGAGCAACACAACGCTTATCAAGATGGACGGTCAAGATTACAGGACTAGAGGTTTAAAACTATGATTACCAAAGAATTTTTAAAAACTAAACTTGAGTGTTCAGATGTGTACGCTCAGAAACTCATAGACGAGGCACAGGGAGACGAAAACAAGTTATATGACCTATTTATCCAAAAACTTGCAGAACGTCACACACGCCCCGCTGTCGTCGAATATTAAGGAGTGTTAAAAATGCCGAAAGAAAAACATTACTTATACCGAGAAGATGGCACGGAAGATATTAAGGTCATCAAGTATAAAGACAACGTAAATGAAGTTTATTCGCTCACAGGAGCCCATTTCAGCGACGAAAAGAAAATCATGACTGAAAGTGACCTAAAACGATTCAAAAGTGCTCACGGGCTTTTATATGAGCAAGAACTAGGATTACAAGCAACGATATTTGATATTTAGAGGTGGCACATGGAAATAGAAATTAAATTTAACGAAACGTTTGAGGCACCTATGGGCTCGCCTCGTCCGCGCTTTCGTAATACGGGTAGATTTGTCCGAACCTACATGCCAACGGCTTATACAAAGCATAAAGCGTATATACAAGGGCAGATGCCTAAGTTAAATCTAGAGCACGCACTAAAAATTGAATTAGACTTTTACTTTCCATTGCTTAAATCATGGTCGAAGAAAAAGAAAAGCGAAATGGTTGGGCAGTATAAAGTGACTAAGCCGGATATCGACAACTTAATTAAAACGGTATTAGATGCTTGTAATGGCCATGTATGGAAAGACGA